TATGACCAGATAATAATTCTAAATTACTTCCGTCAACAGTTTCTATTTCAACTTGATCTCCAGTAATTAATGATCCACTAACATTTTCAACAGAAAATCTTTTTTTAGTTGTATTTACATCAGCAGCATTTAAAGACGTTGCTATCTGAGAATTTAAGGCATCACGTTTTAATTCAATAAAACCTGTCGATCCAAAATATATTGCCATTTACATTACAATTTCAGTAACGGCTCCATTAGCTTCAAAATTTATATCAGCAGACAATACTTCTCCTACCGCACAAGTCATGCTTAAACTTGTAATTACTGCATGAAATTCAAGAAACCTACCAGCAGTAGTCCCATCTAATATTTTTAGTTTTAATTTTACTGTTCCTGATTTTGCAGTTGTGGTAACACCAGTATTTATAGTGACACCATTAACAGTGTTACTTGTAATAGCAGTAGAACCTTTTACTAGATTATTTAAAAGAACTGTTGTATCTGCGTTTCCTGATCCTGGACTTGATTGATAGTAATAAAAACTTGCTGAACCTGTAAGACTTCTAATTCCAGGTATTATTGATCTGTCTCTATCTTCAAGAGTTACAGTTTCTAAAACTGATTGGTTAGCTGTAAAAGACCAAGAACGAATTTTAACGGCAACATTATCATTTATAAATAATTGTCCGTCTTGTCCTGAATAAAAGCCAGCCATCGTTTTTAGTAAATTTTAAACCTATTCTAATCCCCATCGAGGCAAGCGACAAATTTACATTGTACATTTGAACGATTTGGTCTGACACTTGTAACCGTTGGAGGACCATCATATCTATATCTTAACCCTAAAGGAACAGCATCAAAGTATGCAGCAAGGTTTCCTAACGATCCATCAGGCATAGTATTTCCATCTCCACCAATCCCTGCTAAACCTGTATTCTGTTTAAAAGTTACATAGTTATATAAAGAATTTACTTGTCTATAATTTTCTAAAATTTTAAAAGCATCTGAATCTAAAATATTTGTAAAATTTAATGTTAATTTTGCATCTACTTGTTTATCGCCATATCTAAGCACAGTTTTTGCACCATTTTGTGCCACAAATTCTGCTTGTGGATACCTCCCTGGAGTATAACTCCTAGATGAAGGTTTTATATTATCAGGAAAAGGTATTTCATTTGCCATTTAATTAAATTTAATTAGGATCAGAAAATATAATACTTGAATCATAATCTAAAATAGATAACTTTCCAGTTTCGTTCAAAGGTTGATGAGTTGCTGATAACTGAACAAAACCTTCATCTGTATATGTAATAGCTTCTATTTTATAGATCCGATCAGCAGTATCTGTTTTTTCTATAGTAAATACTGAGTTTCTAAATTTACTTTCGGCTCTACCACTATTATCAACAGTTAAAGTAGCTCTTTGTGGATCGCCAAAGTCTGCACCATCATCATGAAATGCTCTCCAATAAAAAATATTCTGTCCAACAGGATTTGAATTACCTTGAGATTGTATAACTCCATCAGCAGATATATAACCATTTTCAAATCTGTCATTATGTGTAATTTCAGAAAAGAATCTAATATGATCTCCAGGTTGTAAAGACATTGCAGATTCAGGTGTAGTTTCAAAACTAATACCATGATCTACAAATTTTCTAGTTAGCAAAGCATATTCAGCAAATGTTCTAGCATGAGTTTCAGATGTACAAAAATTTGACATATCAAAAACTTCTCTTGGATCATCTTGGCTACCCCCAAAATCTTCTCCAAACCTCAAATCTAAAACTTCAGTTTTAGCAAAGCCATTTTCTACCTCTTCACGATATAAAACTCTAGCTTGAAATAACTGTCTTTCTTCTGGTGATAAAAAACTAACCTTTAAATTTCTTGTATTACCATCAGTAAATAATGCTTTTACTAAATCTTTTCCTAATACATCATAATTAATTTCATTGTTTGAATTTACAGGAACTGCCGGTGTTAAGGAAAATTGTCCTCCTTTTATAGTGAAATCTAATAAACAAAAGAGTGCATTTTGATAAATAAATTCTCTTAAATTTTGTTGTTGTGTAATAACACCATCCCAATAAAAATTATTTGCCTCACAAAACTGAGAGGCTTTCTTCATATCTTCTTTATTTATTTGGGTCGCTCCAATTAAATTACCTGCTCCGTTTACACTGTCTGTTAATAAATGATAGGCAATATCTGGAAATAAGTTAGATGAGTCATAAGCTCCTGTAATTAAATTTTCTACTTTAATACCATTTTTTACATAAACAGATAGTTGAGAAAAATTATTAAATTCTTTACTACTGTTCATTTTCAAACCAACATTAGATAATTGGCTATAAGGTAAAAATTCCTGTTCATTACTATTTGCTCTTACTAATTCATTTACATAAGTAATCTGATGTTCTGGTTGATCTAAATGAGAAGGTCTTTCTGCATCAAATTTTATATAGTCAGCGATTGCATCGTAAGGATTTAAGTTTTGACCTGCGGGCCAAGGTTCTGTTACAAAAACTCCAAAGTTAACGCTACAAAAAACATCTTCATCCCCAAAAGAATCAAAAGGAATCCTAACCGTGTCTCCTTCTCTATATTTAGTTCCTTTATTTACAATTTCCCATTTTTTAGCACCATTATCAAATAATTTAACTTTTAATCTTAAACCTGAAGGATTAGGTACACCTGTTGGCCTAGCTGGTCCTATAAATGTGGGTTCTACTTCTTTTGGATAACCTGAAACCATACCTGTATCTACAGTCTTAAGTCTTGACTTTACTATTTCATATTTGTTGTCAAATTCTAATGGCCTACTAGCACTTCTTCTTCTATATTTTGCTTCGCCAGGATGATAGCGTACTCCATTTTTTATAACATGATATTTAGTGTCATTTTCAGCAAAAGGACCCGATGGCCTTTTAGGGTCTGTATATTTGCCTTGTGATCTATTGTCTACATAAAAGAATAGACCAGTCCTTTTCTTAGGATAGAAAGCTGCTTTTACCTGTTGTTGTCCTACATATTCCTTCTTTTTAGAATCATTGTTAAATTTTCTTTCAAATTCAACATATTTTTCTACAGTTCTTGGCGTTCCAACAGTAAAACGATCAAAAGACAAAACTTTACCTTGGTTTGCATCATCAGCTTCAGGTATTTCTCCTAAAAACCATTCAGGATTACTAGCTCTAGATGCAGTTAAAACATAGGTTGATTCTCCATTAAAATATATTGAGTTAATTCCAGAATTATTACCATCTATATGAGCTAATCTTGTTCCTGTTAAAAGATTTATTTGTCTCCCTATATAATCAGATTTTATTTTATTTCCTGGAAAAGGCTCTAATTTAAATTCTCTTAAATCTTCATTAGTATGATTAATTCTTATAAAATTATATTGAGGTTGAGGTGTTCTACCTAAAACAGCAAAAGGTCTTTCACCAATTTCTGTCCAATTATCTTGACCTACAGTTCTTGTATATAACTTGAAAAAACTATATCGTTTAACATATTTACTTAATTGACCTAGAGAAATATTACCATCTTTCTTTTCATAATCATGTACTGTACCATCGACACCTGCGTTATCAGGTTTACCGTAATATCTCCAGAAACCAGGATGACTATTTACATTTGCAAACCCTGTTATCTGTTTATTTACAACAGATTTAAGTCCTATTTCTGTGGTATCGCATTTATAGCTATTAGTGATTACTCCAATAGCACACTTTTGAATTAATAATAATTGAAACGGATTATGGGCACTTGTGACTTTTTTTATCTGAATTTCTCCAGGTTCAAATATTTTAAATGTAAATTGTTTTGTTTTACCCTCCTCCCAAATACCATCATCATGACTAATCAAAATACCTTTTGCTGTTCCAACAAGATATTGTTCACCTATTGCTAAACTATCGTCTGTGTTTTCTCTGTCTCCATTAACAGAAGAAGCAACATCTTCAGTACCCCAATCACTAAATTTGTCTTTAAATTCTTTATTTGGATCGTGATTTGATATTTGATATGTTACACGATCATTTTTAACAACATTAAAATTACCAGTAGTTGTATTACCATTTTTTGCAACTACAGCTTGGTATCTAGGGAAATTCGTCTGTATTTTTCGTCTTTTCTTTATTGTTTTATCTTTAACATCTCCATCTAGGTTTTTTTGTATGAGTATTAATTCATAAGGAAGCATAAACCTCATGCTGTTAGGCACAGGATTGTAATTACCAAAAATATTTTGTGTAGATGGGGTGCGAGTTGCACAAAATGTATTATCTACAAACGAACCAGTATAGTCACTGTCAATAATAGGTAATTCAGTGCCATCTGAAGAGGTGTGACCATTTCTTGATATTTCTCTTTCTAAATTACCTTGAGGATATTTGTTTTCTGGAAATCTAAAGTTACCATCTCCACTACCGTCATACCAAAATAATCTAAATTTACCCTCTGAATAATTTTTTAATAAAATATCTCCGATGGCAAAACCATTAAAATCTGGACCGCCATAATTATTATTATTAGGATTACTACTAGCTCCACTTCCTAAAATTCCTGAAGATAGAGCAAATATTGCTTTTATTTGTTGCCCTTTGCCAAGACTTCTCATCTGTGACCACAGAAGTTGTGTATTTACACGAATACCTCCATATTTAAGCCCATTTTTTGTTTTGTGCTTAGCAAATACTAAAGGTATTACAGCACCTAACTCTGCAAGCTCCTGTGCTGTATCAAACCCTGTCTGTGGTGCAAATCTTCTTACTCCCTGTTGCCCTGCCGTGGTCATACTAGGAGGCGTTTTGGGAGGCTTTGGTTTGGGTGTTAAAAAATAAGATACAAGGGTAAGAACTAAACCAACAACTATCTGACCAAGAGCTGTTAAACTACCTGAAGCAGTTATAAGACCTAAAGCTTGAAAATTTACAACATAAGGTATATTGTCATATTCTTTTGGTCTTTTACCATTTTGACTTG